ATCTAAAACAATGGGTTAAACATGCAATTACGCGCCTTAACCAACGGAAAAGTCTCTGGAACCGGCACAATCGAGCTGGAAGACTGCAAAGCCGTGAAGGTTTTGGTCTCCACGAACAACAGCGCCGCTGCGGCAGTCATTCTTCGCAAGAATAATTCCGAAGGTGAAAAGCTTTTCGACATTTCTACCATCACCGCCGGTGATTATCCGTCTCAACCCGTTCTTGTTGACGGTACGAATACGATCTACTACGACATTTCCGGTACTGGGGCCTCCGCACAGATCTACGGGTACGTCATTTGAGTACCGGACCTAAAGGAAGTTGGGGTGGAACGAGAGAAGGGGCTGGTAGACCGAGAAATACCCTCTCTGTTCGTCAGGTACAAGAGATGTTGGACAAGGCGGAAGAGTTCTCCAAGAAGAAAGGCAAGACGATTGACGATATTTTGCTCGGGTTTATCTACGACGACGAGACACCGCAGAAAGATCGGATCGCATGTATGAAGCTTTGGAAGGAATACACCATCGCCAAGCTTCAGGAAGGTGGAGAAACGGACAAACAGCTCGGCCCAGGAATTTATCTCCCTCAAGAAAAGCCCGATCCCACAAAAGTCGTTGAATTGAAGAAGGCCGGATAGTGTGGGTTCCACATAACGGCGGGCAAGAGGATTTTTGCGCTAGGGGTGAGTTCGAGGCTTTATACGGCGGTAGGGCCGGACCGGGGAAAACGGATTGCCTTATAGCCTTGGCAACAAGGCATATCGAAGTTCCGGAGTACAAGGGAATTCTTCTACGAAGAACATTCCCTCAGATTAGAGAAATTATAGATCGATGCTTTAACCGTTACCCAAGTCTCGGTGGCGTTTATCGGTCAACTGAGCATCGCTGGTACTTCCCTAGTGGCTCCACTATCGCCCTCGGTCATATGCAGCACGAAAGCGATATGTACAACTACCAGGGACAGGAATTTCAATTTGTCGGGTTCGATGAGTTAACGCAATTCACCGAGTCGCAATATCTTTACTTGTTCTCTCGTACTCGCTCTGCGAATCCTAATATTCCAGCGAGGATTAGGAGTACGACGAACCCCGGTGGTATAGGTCATCAGTGGGTCAAAGATAGGTTTATTTCAAACGCGACCCCTAGAGCCTCGTTCGTTGATCCTAAAACCTGCTTATCAAGAATTTTCATTCCCGGTGCGGTTGAAGATAACCCGAGCCTTTTTGAGAATGACCCTGGTTATGTAATGCGCTTAGAAGCTTTGCCAGAAGTTGAGCGGCAAAGACTTCTCCACGGCCTCTGGGATTCGTTCGAAGGGCAGGTATTCCCTGAGCTGTCTCAGTTAGCGCATGGGATAGAACCGTTCGACGTTCCTCCCGAGTGGGAAAAGTTCTGTGTTCTAGATTGGGGTTTTGCTAAACCGTTTTCAGTTGGTTGGTACGCCGTTGACTATGACGGTTTTCTTTACCGATACCGAGAATGGTACGGATGTAAAGAAGGACATCCCGACACAGGATTAAAAATCCCTGCCTACGAAGTCGCTAGAGGGATTCTAGACAGAGAGAAAGAGAAGGTCAGGTTTAGAGCTGCTGACCCTTCTATTTGGCATCCTCGCCCAGATTCTAGAAAGGGGGAGGCTAAAGGCCCGACCATTCAGGACGACATGGCGGCGGAGGGTGTGTTTTTCCTCAAAGCTGATAACGACCGTCTCCAAGGAAAGATGCAGGTTCACAAGCGGTTAAAACTTGATGAGCAAATCGACAAAGAGACGGGGGAAGTGACTGAAATCGCCCCCGTCAGAGTTTTTAATAATTGCCATCATTTCTGGCGGACCATGACGCTTCTTCAGGAAAGCCCTAGCAACCCTGAAGACGTTGACACAGATCAAGAAGACCACATTTACGACGAGTTTCGCTACGCCTGTATGGCGAGACCGATAAAACCTAAGAAGGTTGAACGCATCCCCGTTGGCAGTTTCGCACACGAAAGGAAAAAACTTTTGAGAGCTAAAGAGTACGCCAAACGACACGGGACTTCACTCGATACGGCTTACCAACGGATTAGATAATGGCGCGTCCCGCGAAATTAGATTTACAAAAAGTCTGGGAAGAGAGAATAAACCTAGCGAAAAAGAAACGGGACGAGTGGAAACAGTTAATGCGGGTCGATCTCGCGTTAGATTTTTTCGACGGTAAGCAAAACCCCGGCTACCCCGAAAGCGAGTGGATTACGATTAATAAAATCTACTCGCATTTGATGGCACAACTTCCGTCTCTTTACTCTGTAGACCCGTATTATTACGTCAAGCTTAAAAAGTCATTTAATCCTGACCCTAAATTAATTGCTCAGTACGACATGAAAGCCTCAATCAGGCAGTCGTATTTAAATTACTTGAAGGGCGAGTTGGAATTAAAAACCAAAGCGAGACTTTGCATTCAGGACGCTTATTTTGCTTTCGGGGTAATGAAAATTCATTACTACTCCGATCAAAAAGAAAATCCCGACTACGGGAAGATGATGGCGGATGACAACGGAAACGAACTCAAGGACGAAGCAGGTAATCCATTAGAGGAACCAGAGACCGTTCCGATCAACGAACGGTACTGTATTTCGAGAGTGGATTTTGATGACTTTCTTTTCGATGAAGACGCTGGCCCCCTTAGCGACAAATGGGGGTGGGTCGCAGAGAGAATAAGGCTCACTAAAGACGAAGCCGAAAAGAAGTTCTCTAAGAAAATTCTAAAAAAACTCAAACCTTCAGACAAGGAAGGCAAAGAGAAATCAATTTCTGTCGGAGATATAAAGCCAAAGCAAGACAGGGACGTTTATGTCTTGTGGGAAATCTACGATCTTAAAAATAAAGAATGGCTTACGATTTGCGAGGGGGCTAACGAGATTTTCCAAGAGCCGGAAAGTCTCCCGAAGGGCGTGGAAAGTCATCCTTATTCTTTACTTAGATTCACCCTAAGAAAGAAAAGCGCTTATCCGATACCTCCGGTTTCTCAAGCCATCGACCCGCAGAAAGAATTATGCCTTTCTCGGTCGCAGATGTTGACGCATCGAAAGCGGTTTAACCGTAAGTATGAGGTTGTCGAAAGTAAACTTGTCGATCCTGACTCCGAAATTTCTAAATTAGAAAATGGAGATGATGGAACGTGTATCCGAGTTCAAGCTAATGGTGCTGTTACTCCCATAGCCGACGCTCCGCTGGATCAAATGCGGATTTTAGAACTCCAGGCGCTTGATAGAGATATCACGGAAGTGTTCGGAGACGCTGGAGAGTCTAGAGGTATTGCCGATGCCGACTCCGCGACCCAAGCGGACATCATGGACAGACGTTTGGAAATCCGCGAAGGCGATAAGTTAAGCATTGTCACTGATTTTTTAAGCGACATCGCCAAAAAGCTAGACCAGTTAGTCCAGGCTCATATTTCCAAAGACGAAGCCGTTAAGGTTGTCGGTCCAGACGGTGAATTTTGGTCGCTAATTAAAACTTCAGACTACGACAAGATAGAAGGCGAGTACGAATACTCCGTAAACGTCGGTTCTACCGCCCCAAGGCTTCCTCATATTGAGCGCGCACAGTGGACCGCGTTTCTATCTCAGGTCGTAATCCCTATGCCGCATGTTTTAACAGCGCCGCATTTCATGCAGAAGATGGCGCAGATGTACGGCATTGAAGACAAAGCGGCCATTGAGGAACTTAGACAAATCGGTCTCAAGATTATGAACGGTCAAATGCCTATGCCCGGCGGTGGGCAGTCGCAGCCCGGTGAGGAAAATCCAGTCGCAGCAATCATAGGAGCAGCTACCGGAGCGTTAGGCGGTAATGCTAATGGTGGCGGCGCTCCTGGTGGAATGATGAATTGATCTACCCATTTAAGTGTTTGAAATGCGGCAAAGAAGAAGAATTTTGCATGAGGATGACTGAGTACAAGCGTCCTCTTTGTTGTGAAGAAGAAATGCAGAGAATTTTCACTCACAGCGTAGTTCCAGATTTACAGCCCTACCTAGACGAAAACATCGGGACCACCCCCGAGTACGTTAAGTCCAAACAACACCGTAAAGAGCTAATGAAAAAGCACGGCGTGTACGAGAAGTTTGGAAAAGGTTGGGTTTAAGAATTGCTTCCATCCTGGAAGCTGTAATGAGGAGTAATTATGACCACTGAAACCAATGGAGAATCCACAAGCGGAACTGAGGTAGCTCAGACAACCGTGACGGAAACCAGCGGCGGAAGTAACTCTACCGAGACAACCCAGCAGGGAACTCAGGAAGAAACTTTTTTTGATCCGACGAGCATTAAGGGTAAACCAGAGCTTGAGCTTGCATATAAGGATATGCAGCGAGCCTTTACTGAAAAGACCAGTTCGATAGCTAAAAACAAGACCAAGGTTGACGCCTACGATCAGTTCATGGCGAACCCTGTTCCAGTTATTAGACAGCTGGCGCAACAGTATGGACTCTCTATCGCAGAAGCCACGCAAGTAGCCAATGAGGCACAAAAGCAGTTCGAGCCTCAGTCTTGGGACGATGTAATGTCCAGAGCGAAAAAGGAAGTATTGCAAGAACTCCAGCCGTTCTTATCCGAAGTAAAGGACTTCAAAAAGCAATCCGTCGAAAAGACCTTAGACGAGAAATGCCCTGATTGGAGAACTTACGAAGATAAGATGATGGAGAATCTTCAGTCTCACCCCTCCCTAGTTAAAGATCCGGAAATGCTTTATCGACTTTCGGTTCCTCAGGAAGTGCTGGAAGGGCGTGCCGCTCAACGAGCGTTGCAAAAACTCCAAGACAAAGCCAAAGGTTCCCAAATGTCGTCCGGATCTAATACCAATAAATCCGGTAACTTTATTCCTAAAGGCCCACGAACCTTTGCCGAATCCGTTGCAATTGCCAAAGCGCAATTAGCGGAGCAAGGAAAGGGATAAAGACCGGCTCATAAATTGAACCGGAGATAAGTCTATGGCTACCATCGGCGCAACTAACGCGCCTTCTACAAACACTACGTATTACGATTCGCTGCTTTCTACGACCCTGGCGGCGCATCGTGACACGATGTACGACAACATTTTCAAAGACTCCGCGTTTCTTTCGTACCTGAGAACCACGGATGCTGTGAAGAAACAAGACGGCGGCGAACGTATCGCCATGCCGTTGATGTATGGCGACAACGGAACCATCAAGTCCTACAGCGGTGAAGAAATTCTGGATACGACCATTCAGGATGGAATCACCACTGCTTTTTACGAATGGAAGGAATTGGGCGGTACGATTTCGATCACTCGTAAAGAAGAACGTCAAAACTCTGGCGAAGCTCGCATTCTGAATCTGTTGGAGCAGAAAACGAAACAAGCCGAAATGACGATGCGCGAAGAATTGAACCGCCAGTTGTTGGCGGGTACGGTTTCTGGCGCAACGTTTGTTCCTGGAAACGATGCGAAAGATTTGTACCCTCTCGCTTATTTCCTTCGCAAGGCTAATGCCACGAATCCGACCGTCGGCGGTAACGTAGGTAATATTTCCGCTGCTACTGAAACGTGGTGGAGGCATAACACCGCCGTTCTGGATTCGGGAACGAAAGATACGGGTAACGGCTTCGCGGTAAACGTATCTACGTATGCCGGTACGGAACTGTCTTTGAAGCGTATGTATAACTTCTGTTCCCGTGGGTCGGGCGGTTCTCCTGACCTCGCCATCGGTGACCAAGTAAGTTTCGAGACTTACGAAAACGCTCTTGGCACCAAGACTCGCTATACCAATACCAAAATGGCCGATATGGGGTTTGACACTATCAAGCTTCGTGGAGCTACGTTTATTTGGGATGAATTGGTTCCGAGTGTAGACACTGGCGAATTGGCTGCTGGTGCTACGTTTTCCGGCACAGTGTTTTTCATTAATACGAAGTTTTATAACCTTGTGATTGATTCCCAAACCGACATCGTAACGACTCCGTTTGTTGAACCGGAGAACCAGACGGTGAAAACGGCCAAGATTCTTTTCATGGGAAATGCCGCAGTAAGCAACATGCGTAAACATGGTGTTGTCTACGCGTTGTCTCAAACCATCGCCGCCTAACCCAACGGGGAGGGATAGGGACTCCTGTCAGTGAACAAGCCGAAAGGCAAACAGGAGAATTCAAATGTTATTCAAACGCGTATCTCGGACCTCGGCCGAGAAAATTTTCATGGTTGTGCAAAACGTATCCGGCTCGACTGCCACGGCGGGGTATGCCCTGGTATTCGATGTTGGTGCGTCCGTTGACGGTGTACGAGTTACACAAGCCTCTGCGACTGACCTTCAAGCCTTCGCCGGTGTTGCCGATAGCGATATCGCTAATAACGACTACGGACTGGCTCAGGTCTATGGCTATCGTTCGAGCGTTCGTATTTTTGCCTCGACGGGTAGCTCGGTATCCGGTGACAATCTGACCGTTGTTGCTGGTAGCACGCATTGGGGCCTTACCCCGGCGACCGTCCTGGGTACTGCAAAGGCGTTCGGCTTTTTGTGCGAAGCGATCACCGCTTCGTCTTCGAGCCAATTTGCTACGACCGCGAAGGGCTTTATTCGCGCGCTGTAAGTAATCGGGAGGCGATAGGGCCTCCCGTTTTCCTTGATGGGTGGAAAGTTGAGAATCTGTTTCATTGATCGCTCTACCAAGCTCGAATCCGTTAGAGACTTAGAAATAAAAGCTCGTGGCGGTATGGTGACGAGTTTGTTTAAGGTGACGGATTATTTAAGCAGTAAAGGCCATGATGTTTGTGTTATTGGCGACATCAAGGAGCGCGGATGGTCGAAATTCGGAACGCTTTGGCTAGACAAAGATTTACCATTTCTCAGTGATTACATGTGGGATGTTCTTGTATGTAATCGCGGAATCGGGTCTGGTTATTCCGATATACGGGCAAAACATCGTGTGTTATGGACGCACGACTTACCGCATTCTGGGTTCATCCCAGAACCGAAAACGATCAAGGCATTTTCAGCAACCATATTTATGTCGGAGTACGCCGAGAAAATTTGGCGAAAGTTTTACAAGGACATAGGGAAGTCGTTTCAGATTCCAAACGGGGTAGATAAAAGTATTTTCTATCCTAGAGAGAAAGACCTCAATTATCTGATTTACGCCTCTGCGCCAAACAGAGGGTTACAAAGACTTCCGTTTATTTTCGACTGCATACAAGTAAGGTCTAAACGACCTGTGTATATGCGCGCGTATTCCAATCTCTCGAAACTTCATCCAAACGAGGGCGAGGATACGTTCTCCGTAGTCTATAACGAAGTCAGAGAATCAAAGGTCAATCTATGCGATCCGATACCACAGAGCGAGTTCTCGGAAGAGATCGGGAAGGCAGGGTTAATGATCCTGCCCACGGATTACCCAGAAATTTGCTCGAATGTTATCTTGCAAGCGTTCGCTTCAGGAACGCCAATAGTAACAACCGGAAATCTTGGAAGTTCAAACGAATGGGTAAGGCACAGCAAGAACGGGCTCCTTACTGACTTTAATCCTCAAGATTACATGGTGTACCAAGTAGAGATAATCAGGAGCGCTACTAAGGTTCTTGAAAACGAATCGTTGCATCGAAAGCTAATTAACGGTGCGTCGAAAACTAAAGTTCATGACTGGTCGGAGATAGGACGACAGTGGGAAAAGATGCTGAGTCGATTAAATTAAATTTAGGTTGTGGTATTAAAAAGATTATTGGTTGGGTGAATGTAGACGCCTATCAAAATTGCCAGCCGGATAAAGTGTGGGATTTGAACGAATTTCCTTATCCCTGGGAAACTAACTCTGTAGATGAAATCTATATGAGCCACGTCCTAGAGCATATCCCAGAATGGTGGATGGCATTTACCGAATGCGCTCGAATGCTAAAGCCAGATGGAATTTTAGAGATCCGAGTTCCAGACGAATCAAGCTCCACGGCATTAACTTACCGCGATCATTACCACGTGTTTTCTCAATGCTCCTTCCATGGAATACAAGGGGCGACGCATGGGGCAAGTGCGTGGGCGATTGAGAATAAAGATACGGTTCCTCTAGAGCCAGTTTCATACGCCCAAGTTCCGTATGAGAAATATTCATGGATGATTAAATGGTGCCCTTGGTTGCTTAAATTCTGCGCTAATCACATGCGTAATTTCATCCACGAACAAGTATTCATATTCCGAAAGATAGGAGATAGGAATGTCGGATAAATTATTTATTCAAGGTCAGATGGTGGATACAAAAGAAGATGACGGCGAAGGACTTCAATTCTACCGCTGTTGTCTTTGTGGTGGCGTGGTCAACAAATGGGATATCAAAGAATCTCACGGTTGTCCTAAGTGCGCTCACGCAAAAATTAGGCCGACAAATCTAAGCCTCTGGGAAAAGATTATTCAGGTTTGCAAACATCCGAAGGTTTGGGAATGGTAAATAAAGTTAACGGACTTTATTACCCAAGCAAGAAAGACAAAGCCCTCTATGAGGGCTTTTCTATTTGTATCCTGACCCCCTGTGGTGGGTACGAAAACGCCGTGAAGTTTACTAAGTCCGTTGCGAACATGATTTCTTATTCGTGGATGCACGGGTTAAAGATTTACCAAATGGGCCTCACCGAGCGGATGGTGGTTGATTGGGCAAGAAATGATTTAGCCCGAAAGGCCGCGGCCCATATCAATGAATACACCGGACAGAAGTTTACGCATCTTCTTTGGTTGGACGATGACCATGTATTCGAAGCAGACCTAGCATGTGTGTTGGCTAGGCATAACCTCGATATGGTATCCGCCCTTTATTACGCGCGCGTAGGGAAAACACTTCCCGTCGTTTACGTAAAAGGTGACGGAGACGACTATAAGCATTTCCCCTTGATCGTTCCTCCGAACTGCTTGTTTGAATGCGACGCAGTTGGATTTGGCGCGATGCTGATGCGAAGAGATGTATTCGACCGAGTCCCGGAACCGTGGTTCACGATTGATTACCGTTCTGGGGAAGACATCGCATTTTGCGTCTCGGCCAAAAAGCAGGGGATAAAGATTCACTGCGATGGACAGTACAAACTCGGACATATCGCCGTTCCAAGAGTTGTTGGCCATCAAGACTATTTGAAGTACATGAACGAAAACCAAGACGAATTCGCCGATAAGGTGAAAGTCAATTTAGGAGCATGACATGGCAAAAAGTGCGTTTGTAGAGCAGGGAGAAATTACCGAGGTTTATTACAATTTCGGCACGTTTAAAAACGATCAGCGAAAGAAGTTTCTTAAAGCGCCTTTCGATATCGTAAAGATCGGCGGAGATGAGTATGTCCAACCTCTACCCGTTGGTGGGAGTACCGCTGAGCTTTCGGGTGCATTTAATTCAAGCACGTTCGATACCGAACAATATCTAGGCCGCAGGGATTTTGGCTTTATTGGCGGACGAATCGCTGTTAATGAAAACGAGTGGGGCGCTTGGCAGACGGAAGGGCTGGAAGGTCTTCACTCCTTCGATTTCATTTAAGTTTATGGGGCGGACCTTGATGCGACGTTGCCCTATCCTTCGAAGCTAGAGGCGAGCCCCACCATCATGGAAGTAATAAAAATACCGGCGTCTTTACTAACAGCGGGCAAACGTCGTAACCATACTGCTGTTTGGGCATGGCACTACCACAAATCTTGTCCTCAATATTACGGGATTCACGGTTACCCAGAATGGATTAAGAAAAAAAATGTCATTCAATAACATTGAAACACATGTCCTAGAGATGATCGGCGAGAATACAAGCGCGCCTGATGTGTTTATCGATACCGATTCCGGCATTGAGCAGATAAGAGACTCTATCAACGATTCGATAGAGGAAATCGCGATGCTGACCGGTTCGAATAAAGCCGTGTATCGATTGCCGTTGATTGCGGAACAAGGCTTCTATCGGTTAAGGCTTACTAGCGGCTCGATAGGTTGGATTACGGATGCGTGGACAGTTAATCAACGATACAGATTGACTCAAACAGACGAAACGAAACTATCTATCCAAAACCCAAGGTGGATGGTTCACACAGGAACGCCGAGAGAATATATGCACATCGGAAATGATGTGTTGTGCCTTTATCCAAGGCCGTCGGGAACTTCGGACCTTCTTGAATTAACCATGGTCATGATTCCAGCTAAGTACACGTCAGGAACAGACCGTCTGAAACTACGTGATTCTTTTAAATGGGCCTCTATTCATTACGCCGTTAGTGAGTTCTACGCCTCAAGGGGCGATGCGAATTCAGCTACGGAACATCATCAAAAATACCTTATGAATCTAGGAATGCAGCAGCTTTACCCTAAGAGCGCTGAAAGAATTCCTTACTACCAAACAATTAAAAAATGAACCTCGGCAGGCAAATGCGACGTATCCGGCGATACCTAAGAGACCCGGATGGGAACATTTGGAGCCGTGCGTTACTTCTTAATCTGTTCAATGACGGACAGAGGGAAGTGCAAATGAAAACGAGGTACTTAGAAGATGTTCAAGCTATTCGTGTTCCTCCTTTGTACCATTGTTCTTATTTTCACGATTGGGAGTGGCCTTATCTTCCTTCTAGCGGTAGCCAGTTTCATCGCGCTTTTAAAGAGCATTACCAATCTGATTTCGTACATATTTATCAATGGGAGGCGCAGATCGACCATGCTGGTGACGCGTCTGACGAAGGCGTTTACTTCACTCAACCTTGGGAAGCATTCATTGGCGAAGCTCCCGGCGAACAGGTAAAGATTCGATTCCCGTCCAACTTCCATACAGCCAAACTCATGGTTTACGACCGGGAGCCGATCGATTACACAACGAAGAAAAGAATTCAACAAAGCGATTCGTCATATCTGAATCGAACTGGAACTACGACCGCGTACTATCGGGAAGACGATTTAGATAATTCGTTCATTCCTTACCCACTGCCGTCGTCTATTACCTGGAACGACCCAGAAGAAACTCCAGCAAGTGCAGATTTTCTTTACTCCCATGGTTGGGAATTCACATACTTATCCGGAACGGGAGAACAATTCACCGTCGAAGATGAAGACGAGGAAATCGACTACGTGTTTTCCTGGGAAGTAGAAACCTATACCGGGCAAGACGAACTAGGCCACGGGATGTGGTTGTTCGAGACTTTCTACACCGTTGACGGGCTTGTTGTCGCCGTTTCAACGGATACCGAGTCAAGCGGTTTTGGTCAGGTCATCGCTAGAACCGGAAGCATGGAATCTAGCAGCCAAGGTGTCGCGGTTGACGTGGTAGACGCTGACGACAATTTTGTTTTGATTTATGACCTCATCCCAACAGATCTAACGACAGACGATGACGTAAGCGACTTTCCGATATTCATGCGGAAGTATGTTGAACAACTTACGTTGTCCAGAGCCTACCGTGTTAATAATGACGGTAATATTAAAAGCCTCGCTGAGTATTGGGACTACCGGGCGACAGTAGGTTTAGAGGCTATCAAGAAGTACATGAGTAAACGAAAGCAGGATAGGGACTATCAGTTAACCATTAAATCCGTGCCGGCAAGAATATCACAAAGGCACCCAAGACTCCCGAGCAGCTATCCCGCATGATTCTTTGGAAACCGAGCGGTTATCTAGACATAAATACAGACCCCTCGGACCTACCGCAACAAAATGACGGAAATAATAGTTTTTCAGAAGCCGCCGTCCGTTTTAAGAATCTTAGAACCGATAAGAAGGGAAATATCAAATTACGCGACGGTTCGAGCAAGATAAATGAAACCGCGTTTTCTGGAACGGCCGAGTTAGTAACGAATGGTAGTTTTACTTCAGATATATCAAGCTGGACCGATTTAAGTATCGGTGGTGCTTCTATTGCCTACAGTTCTGGAGCGATGCTTTTGTCGGCTACGTCAGGAACGTCTATAGCACAGCAAACGATAACAATTACCGACACCAGTACAGAACATACTATTTCGTTTGATGTAGTAGTTGATTCGGGGACAAGCAACGTCGATGTGTCTATCGGCACTACCTCTGGTGGTAGTGAGTTATTAGGTCCAACTACGTATTCAACCAGCGGTACGTATACCGGAACGTTTACACCAGCTACGACAACGGTGTATCTGAGATACACCCATAGAACGTCGATGGTAGACGTTAAGATCGATAACGTTTCGATCATGAAGTCTGTAGAGCCGGTAAACCTCATCGTTGAACAAGGCGGTGTAAGGTATGAATTTGCTGGGACAAGAATATTTAGAAATGAATCCAGCCTTGCCACTGGGCTAACTGACGCTCAGTGGTCGGCGATTCAATACAACGCCTTTAACGATTCAAATCAATCCATTTTCGCGTTAAACGGGACTGACAGAAAAAGAATAACAGCTTCTACCGTAGCGGAATGGGGCGCGACAGCTCCTAGTTCTGTTACTACGGCCGTGGGGTCTTTAACAGGACTCACGGGAACCTACAACGCTAAGATTACCTATTGCCGCAAGGTAGGCAGTACGGTTGTTTACGAAACAAATCCTTCTAGCGCTGGAACGGCGAGAGCGCTAACAAACCAAAGCCTTTCTATTTCGTGGACAGCTTCGTCAGATTCACAAATTACGCACGTTAGAGTTTATAGAACTCTCGCAAACGGTTCTGTTTATTACCGCGACCAAGACGTGGCCATTGGCTCAACCTCAGTCGATTCAAATACAGCAGACGCATCTTTAGGCGACCAAGTAGGAACCGATCACGACAGACCGCCATTAGGCTCAATGGTGATCGGACCGGCGTACGATGGAACTTGTTTTATTTTAAAAGACAACTTGCTTCATTACTGCAAGCCTAAACAACCTGAATACTGGCCGAGCGATTATTACATCGAAGTTAGTCAGCTTCAGTTCCCTTTAAAAACATCAGTATTCCATGAAGGGCAATTACATTGTCTTTCGGCGGAAGATATTTTTTATATCCAAGGCACAGGACATGGAACGATCTTCCCTATAAAGATGAAAGCGCTTACCGGAGCGCAGAGTATTTTCGGTGCTGTTTCTGTCAAAGGGAAAGGCATTTACCACACTGGTCCGGATGGGATTTATCTTTTCTCAGGCGTAGATACAAAAATAACAGAACCCACCTTAGAGCCGATCTTTCGCGGCGAAGACGCGCAAGGCATGCCTGGAGTTTCTAGCATGTCTACGTCTTGGCTCCATCAAAATGGCAACAAGCTTTATTTTGGGTATACGTCGTCAGGCTATGACTACCCGACCAATATCATTGTTTTAAACCTAGATAACAATCGTATTTCTTACCATGAATATGATGATGGCGATGTTGTTTCTATTCGATGTATTACAAACGATAAAACAAATAATCGAATCTTGGTCGGCGACACATCCGGGTTCGTGCGAGTTGTTGAAAACAAATCCGTTACCACAGATTCCGGCGAAGGCATTAGCTGGGAAACGCAGTCAAAAGATTTTGAATTGCAAACCAGAGCGCATTTCCCTCGATGGAATAAATACGACGTAGATGCCTCAAGCGCTACGTCTT